TGGTTCATCGATGAAACACAACAAAAATGAAAGTAGCACAAATTAGCGACATTCAGAACTTGGCCGATGGCAGCGTCATCGGAGAAATGCGGGTGACGATCAAAGCGACGTTCCCGCCTAAAACTGGCGAAGGTAAGTTTGGCCCCTGGCGGGTACAGAACTGTGTCCTTCAGGACTCCACCGGCGAGTGCCGTGCATCGTTCTGGTTGCCGGACGAGATGGGTGACCTTAAGGGACAGATGGTGACTCTTAAGTCACAGGCTGGCAAGAAGGGCTTGCAGGGCATCTCAGTTAAACATAGCACACACTCCGGTGAGAACGAACTTAAGATCACCGACCAGTGTGCCATCATCGACGACGCAGGCGCAGCCGTAGCCGCAGCAGGCCCGCGCAAGCCAGTGCAGGCCTCGTCGCCTGTGTCGCTTACCGTAGCAGACGCCAAGCGTGCGCTCTTCCAAGCGGCACAGCTCATGGCTGAAGCCATCAAAGCTGCTGAGTGGGTTGGCGGTCAGGTCAGCGTCACGCCTGAGCAGCTTCAGGCTATCGCTACCAGTCTGTTTATCTCCGCAGATCGTGCGGGATTTGCGAAGGCATTCCCCTCAGCGCAGACCAAGCCGGTGAAGAAGGACGAACCTGTTGAACTTGAGGAGGACGATCTCAAATGGTAAAAGCTAAAGACATCTCGACGTTGTGCGGTGTCACGCTTCAGACCATCTTGAAGTGGTGCCGCGAAGGGAAGATCCCACATCACCGTATCAGCGCACGCTGCCTGCGGTTTGATGTGGCTGAGGTTAACGCTTGGTTACAGGCCAAACGCGATGCCAATAAACAGCAGGGCTAAAGGCTGCCGGGGAGAGCGCATGTGGCGCGACGAACTCCGGGCTGCTGGTTTCACCGCAAGACGTGGTCAGCAGTTCGCCGGAGGGACGGACTCGCCAGATGTGATCTGTGAGGAACTTGCTAAACTCCATCAAGAAGTGAAGTTTGTAGAGAACCTCAACCTCATTAAAGCTACAGAGCAGGCCGAGCGCGATGGTGCTGGCAAAGCTTGGATTGTCGCTCACAAGAAGAACCGTACACCTTGGCTAGTCACGATGAGCAGCGAATTGTTCTTCAAGCTACTCAGGGATGGCATGGAAGGTTTGGTTAAATAATTCTGCACCATGCAGGGGCGCGACTGCACAACGCGCACATTTTATGAACATCAGCATCAATATAACATACACGTCAGGAACCAAGGTTGAGCTTGTCGTCCCGCTGGAAGAGTCAGCGCAACTCATCAGTAAGTTAGAGTCACCTGTGACACCCGAGCCGGTGCAGCCTGCGCAGGACTTGGCGGATGCCATGTGCATAGTCACGAACAAAGAACTTGAGTCGTCCGGCAAGCGGTACACTTCCGTTAACGAGCTTATCGACGATCTGTGCAAAGACCCCGAGTCAGGCAGGACGATGAGCATGTACAACATGACGTACACAACTATCGACGGCAAGGAGTGGCAGGTGCCGCCGGGCTTGATGAAGGATCTCGTCATCATCTACGGTGAGAAGACCGTCGAGCAGGAGCTGCTCAAGGCCCACGCTTGGCTCGAAGCTGACCCTGCAAGACGCAAGACGCCACGCGGCATGGGGCGCTTCCTTAACGGTTGGCTCTCCCGTGCATCATCGATGGTGCGTACGCCGATCAAGACCTTACTCAAGCGTGATAGTTTGATGTCTACCAATGGAAGCACACAAGAAAGCTGGTAGACGTAGGCCGGTGGAGTTGCCACCTGACACGGTGGTGCCAACTGCGCTGGAAGCCGAGCGCGGCATAGCTTCAATTGCGCTGAATCATCCCGAGGTCTTCTTGCACCACATCTCGGAGAAGAACTTCAAGGTATCGGACATCTTCGACCCGCTCAGTCACCGGGTGTGCGAGATTATCCTACAGCAGCAGTCCCGCAATGCGTCATCCGAGATTCGCGTAATCTTCGAGAAGTGTCGCGAGACACTGCCAGCGACCGAGTTCCACCAACTCAGCGACCTCTACACGCTCATGCCAATCGCCGGCGCGATAGGCGACCTCGTAGACATCGTCAAGAACACAGCCAAGCGGCGCACCTTGCAGCATGTCGCCTACGAGACGCTGATGGCCATTAGCGACGCTACAGTGCAGACGCCCGAGCTTCTGAGCGACGTTGTGATGAAAGTCGAGGGACTGTCCCGTGAACTTGCTCCGCCAAAGGTGATGGACACTAAGGCGCTCCTGCTCAATGCGCTGACACGCTACGAGACAGGTGACGACGAGTCCATGCGGATAAAAACAGGCTATTCTGCTATCGACAACATCTGTCCGATCAGATACGGAGACTTCGTAGTCATCGGCGGTGAAACCAAATCTGGTAAAACCATGCTGGCACTCAACATTATTGCAAATCTAATAAATGAATAAACTCGTAAACCTTACACCTCACGACATTACCATCACTGGCTACGGCGTGATCGAGCCGAGTGGCTACTCGGTAAAAGTACACTCACACCTGAGCAAGGTGGCAGACGTCGATGGCGTGCCCATCATGTGCTGTAAAGACGCCAAGGTCAGCAACCTGCCTGATCCCGTGAAGGGCATTTTGTACATCGTCCCTGGCTATGTGCGCACGGCACTACCCAACCGAACAGATTTGGCGAGTCCAACAAAACTCATCCGTGACGGAGCCGGTAAGATTGTCGGCTGCGGGGCGCTTGAAATTAACCCATAACAAAATGAAAACAGAACTATTACAAAACCTAGAGATGACAACCTACCGTGGAATGCACGGTCTATCGAAACACAGCCTCGACTCGTTCGCAGTCTGCCCAGCGTACTACAAGTGGAAGGAAAAGCAGGACTGGAAGCCATCCCGCGAGATGGAGCTTGGCACGCTTGTGCACAGCTTGGCTCTTGAGGGGCGCTGCGAGTACGCTATTGCTCCAGCGTGTGATCGTCGCACGAAAGAAGGCAAGCTGACATGGGAGAATTTCTGCCAAGAGAACATCGGCAAGGTAATTCTCAACGAAGACGAAGGGGCGCGTGTCGAAGGCGCTTGTGCAGCCGTTGAGCCTTTGCTCCAGATGGTGACGGCGGCGAAGATTGTCGAAGCCTCCATGTTCTGGGAGCGTGACGGCGTGCAGTGCAAGGGGCGCCCCGACATGATTACCGAGATCAAGGGACGTCCAGCTATAGTTGACCTAAAGACGACCAGCGACTTCTCGAAATTCGACCACAAGTTCTTTGGTTTCGGCTACGACAAGCAGGCCGCTTGGTACACCTACGGTCTTGAGCAGATTACCGGCCAAGAGGACATCGACTTCTATTTCCTCGTCGTCGATATGCAAGCGCCTCACTTGAGTCAGTGGGTGAAGGCGTCCACGGAACTTATCGACATTGCTAACCAGCAGCTCGACGTGACGTTGTCGCAGTACAAGCTGTGCCTCGATCAGGATGTATGGCCCGGTCCACCAACGATGCGCGTGATGCTGCCACGTAGATGGGAGGAAGCATGAGCGACTGGGTACTCATACGCCGCACTAACGTCTTGCAAAACGTGGAGCTGCCGCGGCCAAAGAAGACGCAGGACGTCATCTGTATCGGCCCGAAGGACGCACTAGGCTCAAAGATGGAGGCGCTTATGCTTCTGCCGGAGAATCAATCGACGGATCTCATCGAGGTCAAGTATCTGCTTGAGCCGTACACGGGACAGCATAGTCACACGTCTGCAAGGCCAATGAATGGACTGCGATGAACAAAGGAATCCTCGTCATCTCGCTTGAGATGCCAGCTAACCAGATCATAGACCGTCTCGTCGCCCGGCTAGGCAACGTCAGCCTGCGTGCGCTTGCTGAAGGAGCAAAGCATGAGCGCGACATCAGAGGCGTCCACAGTGCCATCCAGAAGCTCAATAACAGCCGTTTGGTGGTGCGCGACGATCTCTATGACATCGCCAACATCTGCGCCACTGCGCGGGCTATGGCGAAGTCCCCGGATGGCCTGGGCGTGCTGTTTGTAGACTACATCCAGCTTGTCAGGGCCGACCTTGGCAAGGATAGCAGCCGTGAGCGTGAAGTAGCTGAGGTCAGCCGGAGTCTGCGCTTACTTGGCATCGAATTAGGTTGCTTAGTTATCTCGATTACGCAATTAAATGAACAGGGTAAAGCTCGCGAAAGTCGTGCAATCGGGCAAGACGCTACAGCCGTGATGGTTGTGAAGCTGTCCGATGACGCAGAGTTCCGCGAGGTTGGCATACCCATCCAACGAAACGGCCCGTGCGGCGTCAGTGCAAATCTGCGCTTTACAGGCAAGACAGCAACATTCCACAATGAATAAACACTACCAAAGTTACATGAAACTAGAACCTGACAACTCCAACAAAGCAGTCCCGTACTTGTGGGGCTTCGCTACTCTTGCTGTCTTTGACGGACTCGCCATCGCTTACTTCGCTGAAGAGCTATGGGAGGCCATTGTATTGCTCATCCTATTTTGGGCCAGCGCAGCGTTTGCAGTGTCAGCCATGCAAGAATGGAGGGGTAAATGACTGACGAACAAATTAACGAGCGGATCACGGAAGTAACAGGCTTATGGGATCACCCATACAGTTCTGATACACGGAGAATGATGGACTTTTGCACCGACCTTAACGCGATGCATGAAGCGGAGGCAACATTAAGCGTTAGTTGCAGGTTGGACTATCCAACTGTGCTGCTTAGGGCTCTGTTTGAGTTAGACAAATACACATGGTATGCAACTGGTGGATTCACTCACATTACAGCAACAGCACGCCAACGCGCAGAAGCATTTCTGCGGACGCTAGGCAAGTGGGAGGAGGCAAAATGATCAGCACAGGTTAGCCTAACGACAGCGACCCGCTAGCCGAGTTACCAACATGCCCAGACTGTGGCATCTGGCTGACGCAAGACTTGTTCGACGATTGGATCTGCGAAGACTGCGACGCAAAGAAAAATGAAGAACCCACCTAAAATTCAGGTTGCTATTGCTATCTTGAGCATCATAGCTTTGGCGCTGAGCTTTATCCTCGACAGAGAATGAGTGCTCAACTAATCGACAACCTCATGGAGAAGATCCATGTACTAACAACAGAAAACAAACGACTAAAAGATGAGAATCAGAAACAGGCAGAGACAATCGAACGGCTGGGTAGCCAAATTGCGGAAGGTAGATCCACGGGAGTGGAAGTCACGGATCATGGAACTACCAACACGGATGCAGGTGTTTGTAGCGCAGATCGTGTGGTGGGATTACTTTGCGGACAAGACGGTGCCGAACCGGTGGCCTGAGCTAGACATGTGGCTCCGCGCACATCCTAGCACTTTTCGCAAGGAAGTGTGCCCTACTGACGAGGAGATGGTTGATGCGCTGGTAAGCATCGGGTACGAGGAAAGAACCGCTCTTCGTCGGATGGGCGTGAACCAAAACAATAAGTGGCACAAGTACAACTAACATGGACGCAAACGAACTAATCATGTACCGGCACGTCTTGGCCCAGGCTGCATCCGCTATCGAGCAACTCAAGCACTGTTTACTCAAGCACTACGATGCTCACTCGGCGTTTGCCAACGACCGGGCTGCACTGCTCGACGCTGACCTTGTGTTGGCGCAGGCGTATAAGCTGACAACGAAGGAGGGGAAATGACTGACAAAACGAAATACATCATTACTGCCATTTTGTTCCCACTGCTTGCCTATGCGGGCTTTAAGTGGCGGATTGCAGAGATCCGCTACTTTGCCGGAACATGTAATTGCACGCACATTTGCACACAGAAATGATCCTCCGCACCAAGATCATCGGCTTCACCGGGTTATCCGGCTCAGGCAAGAGCTACGCAGCTTCAATCGTTAAGGAGTGCTATCCTGCCTATCGGCTCTTCTCGTTTGCTTACGAGATCAAGCGGCTTGCTGGCTGCTACATGGGCTGGGATGGCAAGAAGGACGAGCGTGGGCGTAAGCTCTTGCAAGACCTAGGTATGGCAGGCCGCGCGTATGACCCGCAGTTGTGGGTGAGTTTCATGCCGCCAGACAGGCTGCTCGTCATCGACGATGTGCGCTTCCTCAACGAGGCTGCGGCTATTCGTGAACATGGCGGCATCGTCATCCGTGTCAGGCGATTCGGCGTAGATCCTATGGATCATGTGTCCGAGACCGAGCAAGAGCAAATCAGCCCGGACTTTACGCTGGTCAACGATGGCAGCGATACGTTCAAGCACATCCTGCTACACGAGCTAAAGAAATATGGCAGCAATGAATAAGCGTCAGCTATGGATACGCCGGGTTGAAGCCCGGTGCGGGATTGCGCCCCTTGACTTCAAGATGGCGCGATACATCGAGTTGCTCAACATCAGTAACATGCAGGACTTACGCTGGTCGTTCACGACATCCAAGAACGTGTATGGCATAGGTGCTGGTACGATAAACAAGTTGAAGGCGCTCGCTGGCGTGCCGGTGCCGCTGGTGAAGACATCATGGAAACGGGAGGCGCTGCGGCTGTATGCGCTTCTCGACGCAGCAGGAGTAGAGTATATTAAACAACGATGACACCAGACGAAGAGATTTACTGGATTGAAGCTGGTCTTCAATGCGACGGCGTTGAGCTAGACGACTGGACAAAGGATGCAATCATCCGCTATGGGCGAATGCTGACCGATCGGTTCATAGAAGACATCTATGACTTGCGTCTTGAGAACAGCGCACAGGCAGCGATCATTGAGCAGCTTAAGAATGAAATACAAAAATGACACCAGAACACGCTATCGCTACAGAGATGCTCCTGCTACAGGCCGAGGAGGAGATTTCAAGATTGAAATCCGAAATTCAAATTTTGAAAAAGGAACGTGAAATTGAAGCTGACATCCAGCTTCGCATCGCGCTTAAGGCGGATCACTACTACATGCAGCTTCAGGCTATCAAGGAGTCAGCTTTCGGTGAGATACACGGCATCACGGCTGAGGATCTGTCGTTTATGAGCGAACGAGAATGAGCGACAACCCCAAGCGCAAGAAGCGCAACGCAGTCTATCGGTCACCAGAGTCCCGTGCTAGGCAACTAGCCGGGCTTTCTGGCGTGAAGATAGAGAAGCATGTGCCAGGCGTAGTCATGGAGAAGGTGAACGGACAGGGCGCCTTGGCCGGCATTCCGCCTGAGATACAGAAGAAGGTGCTGGATCTGTTTATCACAGGGCAACACAGCCGTGCGATAGCCATGCAGCTCGGGATCAGCGAGCGGAGCGTGGACGAGATCAAGGTATCGGCACTGGACATGGACAGCCAGTTCCGCAATGCGTACTTCAACACGAATTTGAAGGCGAAACTACAGTCGGTGATCGACGGCGCTGCTCAGCGTGTCATGGAGCTAATGCCCGAGATGAGCGCCAAGGACGCCGTGCTGGCCCTGGGAATCACACTGGACAAGTATGCTAACCTAGAGAAGAACAAGGTGCCGGATCAGCTGCACCAGCATGTGCATCTGCACACGAACAACGACATCTCTGCCGCTTTCATGGCGGCCCTTAAGCCGCCGAAAGCCCAAGACGATCATGTTGGAACGATTGAAAACGAGTGATGCGATGGCCGGGCTACCTTGTAAATCAGACATTGAACTTCTAAATTTCAAGGTGGACTTCAAAAATCAAATTTTAAATTCCAAATCCGAAATTGAAAATCAAATTTCAAATTTCAAAATCAAATCTCAAATTCAAAATTCAAATTTGGTTTTACCGAACGGGATTGACCTGGCCAATGAGGTACACGACCTGCGCGATCTTACCGATCGGTATTGGCGCATCATCCAAGCGCAGCACGTCAGGATAGCACGCTTGCAAAGCGAACTATGTGCCCAGATTGCGAGACGCTAGAAAATGAAACGGAGTTTTATGCGCAGGAAGCTGCGAAGTGGAAGCGGATGTATGTGCTAGTGCATAGGCGTGAGCGGATGTTGGCGCGCCAGCTCGCTACGCTGCTAGAGAGCCTGCGCAGGGTAGCGCGAGAGGTGCGTGGAGTGGGGCGGAATTAACCCCGTCGAATTTGACGGGATTGAGGGATTAGTGTCGCGCGGAATTCCATGTTTGTGCATTGGCCCCAAGGGCCTCCGCAGCGATCAAAGGCAAGTTCTTCAGCGTGCTCATGATCATAGGCGGTGACATAAATGACCTCAGTGTCGCTTCCGCCGTCTAAGTAGCGTTGTATGCATTCGACTTTATAGCGTTTCATGATGTTTGGTTGGGTTAGTCCGCGATGGCGCTCCACATTGCATTGAATTCAGCGTCCGACACGCCACAAGTGCACCCTATCATCGGATGATATGGCATTGGATGCCCGGAACAATAGGCGCAGAGCGGCGCCGCTTGTACCCGGTCGATCAGTTTAGTAGGCACTGGCTTGTCAGTATCGACGTAACGCAGGTGCGCCTTGTATTTGTGCCCCCGGGCAGTTTGCAGCGAGCGTCCCCAGCCGCAGTAAGTGGCACGCACTGGGCGACCGTCCAGGGTGCCGGTGAGACCGTCCCAGCCGTGAACAGCTTTGCGAACGGCGGTGTGCACGTAGGTGACGCCAAAGCGGCGGGTTTCGCGGACGTAGGGTAGTAGGTTGATGATTGTCATATGTGTTTTTGGTTTTGGTTTTGCTTATCTGAAATCAAATTTGCTTTTCTGATTCCAGATTTCAAAATCAAAATGGTATTGGTGATTTCAAAATCAAAATTGGTTTTCTAAAATCAAATTTCAAAAAAGGTTTTTGCCTGGGGAAAGCCAAAGCCGAAACGCACCTGGGCGACACGGAGCCGCCGCCGCTTGGGTGTGCTGGCGCGCAGGGTGGCAAAGGCGCGCGACGGCGCCCGCGGTAGCCGGCTCGGATCCGAGCAAAAGAGAACCCGCTGGGCGGGAAAACCCAGCGGGCCCGAGTGTGGCGGGTTAAATCATGCCACGCATGACGTTCCTATAAAGCGCGCGGTTTTCTTCGTGGAGGGCTCGACAGGCGCGAGCGAATTGGACGCGGAACGATAGGGGTTGCGCTTGCCAATAGGATGGCTTTAAACGGCTGATAGCGTACGTTAGGACATCGCGATGCGAATCAGCGACGCTACAGCGTATGACGATGGAATAAAGGGCGGATTTCATGGCTGTAAGATTATGCATTAACGACGAACCCGGATGTAGAGCGCTTTGCTTTGCCTTTGGCGGTTAATCCTACTACGCAACCCTTCGGATCCAAAAAACGCAGGTCGGATTCATCTCCGACGATAACCCGTTTTCCTAGGTATCGCTTCGGAAGTGTTTTCCGAAACACAACCGCCACGTTGCCGCGGGCCTCTAAAACCCGCTTGCAATCGGCTTCGTTGGTTTCGGAGCGTGAAAAGACTAGGCGGTAGTTTTTAGGGTGTTTCCCGGCCGCATTATCAAGCGCACGCTTCGGGTTCTTTGTGTAATCATAGAACGCAACCCGCGGGAAAAGTTCCATTAAGTTAAGGTTATTCAACCTCAGCTTTTCCCAAGCGATGTCACTGGTCCCGTTTAGACGTACCACCGGCCGCAACCCGAGCTTAAGCGCTTTCAGCTGTAGAGCGTAGACATCAAGCGCCAGGTTGCAAAGGAAGGTTGCGTTTGCTTTGAAGAATAAAGCGGTTTTAGCGCGCCTTGCCTTTTGAACCGAGTTGAAAGCGCCGCGGCCGGCTGAGTTAAGGCAATCGGCTGAGCAACCCGGTGAAGCAAAGGGACATACGTTCCCGAAGCCACCCAGATCCAAGGGGGAAAGGTAGAGAATCCCGGTAAGGAAGCCGAAAGATTCGCCTTTCACGGTTTTAGCGTCGTTGCTAATACCAAGCAATTCACGGCGCTGAAAGCCGTTTGGCAAGGTTAACCCTAGTAGGTGCGCAGTACGATAGAAACCGCGGCCGATAGTGTGGAGGCAGTGTTTAGCTGGTGCGTTCATAAGTATGTTTTTTTGTAGTGTGTTAGGTTGCTGAGTTTTACTTGCGGTTTGCTTTGCGGTAGTCAAAATATACTGAGAGCCAAAGGGATGCGGTTATGATTGCGCAGCCTCCCATCAAAAGGAAAAGGCACAATCTGGTGTAAGCCGCGTATTCTAAGGCATTCATGTCGCTAGGATTCATGTTTGTAGGTTGGTTAAGGTTGTACTGACGTGAGCAAACATAGCGATGCACGATACGATGGCAACAAAAAAGTGACGATGAGTGAAGAAAAGTGATGTGCCTGGATGTGCGTGCTGTTCGGTGGATGCACGAGTGACGCGGGTGTGGTACGTGCGGCGGAGTGCGTGCGAGAGCGGAGTGCGTGCGGCGGAGTCGGTGGGAATACCCTAGTGCTGTGGTAGGGTATTCGATTCGTTACCGCCCCCGCATGACATAGCATGACCGCGCGCCCGCGCCCGACCCGCTCGGCACACGCTGCGCAGCCTGTTCGGCCCGTCAAAAGCGACCTCGCCGAGCACCAAAGCGGCGCATTCGGCACGTCACGTTTAAGCCACCCTTGCAAGCTGTTGCGGTTGAGTAGGTTGGGTATAACGATGCACAATGTAAGTCATATGGAGTGGCGATTCTACAGAGTAAAACCGGCGATAGGGGGGGGAGGGGGTTCGACCTGTTATTACGACGGCGACGGCGACGCATAAGCCCCCTCAGACTTTTTTTCGCCAACTGGCCCCCTTCGCACTTGCCCTACACCTGTAGCTTGGCCTAGCCTGCGTGTGGCAGCGTGTGTACATGCTGTGCCGCTGGGAGCAAATAGACGTGTTTCTGTGGGGGTACACGTCGAGCGGGCGCCCGGTTAGCTGGCCCGTGTTGGGCGTAAGCTTGCGCTGCCGCTTCTTTTCCTGTACCGTCGCTAGTACTATGACCAAGTACACACTAAGCGAAAAGACTGTTAAGGCGCATCTAGGGAGCGCGTATCGACCATTGTCGTACAAGCTGGATGAGGACTACATCGAGCGTAAAGCCTTCAGGGGCATTCGCCGTATCTATCGTAGCAACCTGCTTGATGGGACGCTACCGAGTGAAGTGGCCGAGCAGCCGGTTGAGCAGCCTACGCCGGTGACACAAGAGTCACCTGTTACGGAACCTCGTTACATCCCGATACATAACGAGTCTATGGAGCAGAGGATCGTGTACTTGTACCCCAACAAGCGTTGGGTACGCACAGACGTCGAGGATATGGTGTTTGTCGGTATGAAGGGCGTCAACTTTCGTCAGGGTCAACGTATTTGGGTTAAGAACAAGACGCTATGCATAAGATGACGCTTAAGGACAAGTTGGCGGTATATGACAAGCTTGAGCAGCTTAAGAGTAAGCTTAAGTCGCTTATGTTCGCGTTAAGCGCAGGTTATGTTCTGCATATCGCGCTTAAGTGGGTGTTAAGCCTGGTGAACGCGCAAGAGATGCAGCTTAACACGTTTGAGTTGGCTATACTCTGGATTATCTGTTCTTAAGCTGAGGAGAAGTTCTTACTCACTAGTGATATTCCCCTTCACTAGTGATCTTCCCTTACTCTTACTCCGTGTTGCCGTTCGCACTAGGCTTCGCCCAGATGCTCACTCTCGCAGCAAGCTGCTCACCGGAGGAGATAAACAATCCGGCAAGAAGAGTTGCGAGTGAGCATAGTACCCCCAAGACTCAGCATTACTGCCTATCTTGGGGGAATACTATACAAAAAGGAGATCAACGATCCGTATAAGTGTCGTCGTTCGTTTCGCAATTACAGTCATGAGTGATGGCTACCCGTTCGGGAAACTCTTGCCCTTCTCGTAGGCGTGACTGCTAGTACTCTGCAACTTTGAAGCCGAAGCAGATGTTTAATCCAGCTCGAGAGGGATGGCTGGAACCATTTAGTCGCTCGTGCGTCCGATGTTTCAGGTGGCGCAGAAGGTACACGGTCGTTATTTGACGACAGAGGGAATATAGAGCATCCTAGTGAAAACGTCAACGTGTATGGATGAAAAAAATCAAGAAATTATCGAGAAAGTCTTAGCCTATAAGTTGGAGGAACATCCGACGCTTCCGCTGCCGAATAAGCGGCAAAGGATGGAGATGATCCAGAACATTGGCCCGGAGAAGGTACTCGACTTGTTCTTGATGCGGGAGAACAAGATTAAGGCGGAACTGAACGATCCCATGCGGTATGGGCACGAACTGCCTCACTGGCCGGATGCGGATAAGCTCTTGGGCCGCTATAATGAACTGGTCGTCCTTGGTGGGAACAGATGCCTGGCTGGCGAGACGGAGATGATTGACGCAAAGACCGGCAAGAAAATGCGCCTAGATGCCATCAGGAAGCCGTTCCATGTTTTGTCGATTGATGAGCAAACGCAGCAGGTTGTTGTGGCTGAAGCTGAGGTGCCATTTAAAAAGGCCAAGGCCGACTTGTTTGAAGTAAAGACAAACCTTGGGAGGCCGGTTGTTTGTTCTGGGGCGCACTTGGTAATGTGCAAGGATAAAACATGGGCTCCCATTTCAAGTCTGGCTGCTGGGTCAAAACTGTTTCATCCCATAGAAGATCTTGAAGTGGTTTCCATAGAGTTTGTGCGGAATGACTTTGTGTGGGATTTCACCGTTCCAGTATATCATAACTACCTTCATGCAACGATAACACATCATAACAGTGGAAAAACTGAGTTTGCCGCCAAACGTATGGCCCAAGCTTTCATCGGCACGGACCTCAATGGCCAGGCGCCGGACTGGGTAAAAGAGCGTCACGGTAAGCGTAACATCCGCATCTGGTGCCTGCACACTACCCACATGACCAGCGTCTCTGCGCAGCAGAACGTCTTCTATAAGTACCTGCCGCCTGAGATACGCAACATTAAGCGAACTAATCATACGCAGATTAGCTTTAGCCAGAAGAACGGGTTCAGCGACAATACGGCCGTGTATATGGGTAACCAGATCTGGTTCCTCAACTACGCCCAGGACATCAAGGTCGTCGAAGGTGGCGAGGTAGACTACGTTTGGTGCGACGAACTTGTCCCACAGAACTGGCTTGAGACGCTTCGCTACCGTTTGGTCACTCGGTCCGGCAAGCTTATCGTCACCTTTACGCCGGTGCAGGGCTACACCCAGGTCGTGAAGGAGTACATCAACAGCGCCAAGGTTACCGTTAGCCGCCCATCTCCATTGCTACCCAATCACAACGTCCTAACCGTTCCCAAGGGCGAGATGCCCTACCAAGCTGAGAACCTCTACGGACGACACGCCTGCATCTGGTATCATACCGAATTAAACCCGTATAACAACTGGGAGCGCATGAAGCAGGAGCTTTCGGGGCGCTCTAGCCATGACATCAAGATCCGCGCTTATGGTTGGGCAGATCAGACGGCTGGCTCTGAGTTCCCCATGTTTGGCGACCACAACCTGTGGAAAGGTGACGCCGAAGAGGTCATCCCCGAGGGTAGCAACTACATGGCCATCGATCCAGCAGGAGCGCGTAACTGGTTCATGCTTTGGGCTAGAGTAGATAAGCACGGTATACTATGGGTCTATCGTGAATGGCCCGATCAAAGCTACGGTGAATGGGCGCTGCCTAGTGACAAGCCCGACGGTCGAGCTGGCCCGGCACAGAAGGCGGGTGCAGGCCGTGGAGTCAACGAGTACACCGAGCTTATCTGGAGCCTTGAGACTGCCGGTGACAAGCGTGAGATGATCGTGGACCGCTGGATTGACCCTAGAACCGCTGGCACAGAGACGATCACTAAAGACGGCGGTGTCACCGTGCTTGATTTGCTTAGTCAGGCTGATAATCCGCTCATATTTACTCCTGCCGCAGCCCTGCCAATTGAAGAGCGGGTGCTATTAATCAATGATCTTTTGTCATGGGACAGAGAAAAACCAATGGAAAAAGGAGTAAACCATCCAAAACTGATGATACATGAGTCTTGTCAGAACTTAATTTATAGTTTAAAGGAATGGACTGGACAAGATGGACAAAAAGGTGCTAGTAAAGATCCTATCGACGCTTTAGGCTATATGGTTGTCATGCAGCCAGCCTATTTTGGCGGCTTAGATTGGGAAAAACAATCTAAACGAATGTCTATGACAGGAAGTTATTAACATGATCTCACCAGTTGACCCTTTAGCTATTGCTTCTGATACGCCTGACATCGGCGAGCTATTGAGCGAGTACAACCGCTCGATGATTAACTCGTCACAGGGCAACTTGGTGACGAAGTTTGATAACATCCGTTTTGCTCGGTGGGCAGGACAGACTGATGACGGGAAAAAGCATAGTGATTCCCGTCCAGAAGGCAGCCCGGCTTGGCCGTTTGAAGGTGCGAGCGACGTTCGTAACCGTCTCATCGACTCTTCCTGCAACGAGCTGTCAGCACTGCTTGTTACGGCCTTTCAGCGTGCAACCATCCGGGCATCTGGTGTGACGCTTGACGATGCGCCAGTAAGCGGCATTGCGACGAACCTTTTGCACTGGATTCGCGACTCTAAGATGCCGCAGGAGCTTCGTAAAGAAGCCGAGCTTGGAGCGCAGTACGCTTTGCAGTACGGCTGGAGCGCGTTCTTTGTAGGCTGGCAGCAGAACATCAGCAAGCGTACACAGGAAATTACCGCTGAAGAGCTTTTTCAGATGGCTGCGCAGGCACAGGGATCTGTGTTGGCCGAGTTGCCACAGATGATCTTGGACGCTCCAGATCAAGCTGCTGCGATACTTCAAGCTGCAATTCCTGATCTGGATGAGGCAAACGCCAAGCGCATGGTCAATGAGATGGCGACGACTGGTCGTGCGACGTACGACCAAGAGTACGTCAGCCGCAATCTTCCCGAGATCGTTGCGCTTAAGCCCTGGGATGAAATTATCGTTCCGCCAGAGACGGCTGACTTGCAGCGATCACGGGTCATCTACCGTAGGACATGGATGTCCGAGGTTGAGTTGCGCGAGAAGATTACCACAGAAGGCTGGGATCCAGACTGGGTTGAGCGTGCGCTTCAACAGATTGGCAAGAGCAGCACCTTCTACAATATCAACCTGCTCCCAACAACGACCATGTTGGTTTACAACGGCGTAAACTACATGAACATGGTGGAGGTTGTTTATGCTTACACGAAAAGCCTCGACGGAAAAGCTCCCGCCATCTACTTCACCGTTTTTTGTCCGCAAGCTGCGTCCAATCGAAAAGAAGATGCAGCCTCGTGGGCTATCCATCAGCGACTTGATTACGCTCACGGCGAATACCCGTTTGTTGAATTCCGTCGTGAACAGTTGCGCCGCGCTATTACTGATACTCGTGGTATACCCGAGTTGGCTAGCACTGATCAAGACGAAGTCAAGGCCCAGCACGATTCGATCCGGGATCATACTGCCTTCTCGACTCTACCTCCCATCAAAGTCGTCAAACGAATTGGTGCCATCAACAAAGTGGGCCCAGGAGTACAGTTGCCTGTCGTAAGTCCTACGGACTACAGCTTCATGGAGCCACCTGCGCGTGAGCCCACGGTGGCGTTTAACTTGATCAACCGAGTTGAGGCTAATCATGCAGCTTACTTTGGCACGATTAACCCACTTGTGCCACCGGCCAAGACGCAGATGTTGCAGCAGTTGCTGGTGAACAGTTGGCTCTTAAGCTGGCGTAACATCTACCGGCAGATGTTTGCATTGTGCTGCCAGTACATGAGCCCGGAAGAGATCTTGCGTGTTACCGGCGGTCAGTTGCCGCAGAGCTTGTCCGAGATACACAACGAGTTCGACCTTAACGTCCGCTTTGACGTGATGGACATGGACAAGGAGTACATCGCGCAGAAGATCGACTTCCTAACCAAGGTCGCGCAACTCGACACAGGCGGCGTGCTTAACAGAACTCGCCTCACTGAGATGATGATTCAAGCTATCGCGCCTGAAATGGCAAGCGAGCTCATCGTCAACCAGCAGCAGGCTAGTGTGCAAATGTTTAAGGACGTCCAGAGTGATATTGGCATGATGCTCCTTGGCAACGAGGCGCTGTACCAAGAGAACGACCCAGCTGCACAGACCAAGCTGCAATACGCGCAACAGGTGCTGCAGTCTAACCCGAAAGCGCAGGCTGCGTTGCAGCAGGACGAGAACTTTAAGGCGCTGTTTGAGAACTACGTTAAGAGCCTGCAAATGTCAGTTATGCAGCAGCAAAACGCGCAAATTGGCCGGATTGGTGTAACTCCTGTATCACAACAATGACGGAAGATCAAAAGGACGCCTTTGGCTTTTCAGGGAAAAACATTGTCTGGAGCGAAGTGCTTAAAGTTATCGAGCAGTTGCAAGAACAGCACTGGATGATGGCTATAAGTAAAGATTGCAAAGGAGAAGATAGAATACATTCCGCAGGCCAAGCTGACGGGATTAATCTTACTTTGAGCACGCTTATTGAATTAAGAAGGCAAGCAAGAGAATTAAATGGCTTGACTAATAACGAAGATTTGGCATAACGCCACTAGCGGGCTAACCAGCGCTACTGGTTTGATTATATAAAGGACTTGCTACCTATTAGCATGAACGAAGCACAAACACAGCCTGACGCCGGGAGTCAGGAGGAAGGAACGACACCCGTTGCATCAAAACTCGGTTTGCTGGATCAGCAAAGTCTCAGTGACTTGCTTAAATCTGGTTTCCTTGACGAGAAGGAGGCAGCTCCGGCCACACAGGAGCAGGCTGAACCTGAAGTTGAAGCTGAGGAGCCAATTGTGGACTCGGAAGCTGAAGCTGAGGCGCCAGCCGATCAGCCCATTGAAGAAGAAGCTGAAGCTGAAGAAAGTTCGTTAAGCAAGGGCGTACAGAAGCGTATCAACAAATTAGTTGCTGCGAAGAAGGCCGCTCAAGCTGAACTGGAAGCGCAAAAGGCCCGTCTGTCTGAGTTGCAGAGGGAGCTAGAGACTGCAAAGTCTTCGGCCCCGGCAAAGCAGGTGGACGTATCTGACGCAGTCGAACGCTTGTCTACCATCGAACAGGTGAAAGAGGAGCGCCAGAGAGCGTTGGATGTCATTTTGTGGTGCGAAGAGAACCCAGACGGAGGAGTAATTACCCTGCCGGATGGAACTGAGAAGGATTTAACTGATCAGGAAGTTCGCAGCATGAAACGATTGGCGATTCGGCGCAAGGAAATCGAGCTGCCAGCCCGCGAAGAGTACCTGCAACAGCAGACGTACGTCGAGGGTGAAGTGGTGAAAGACTTTCCTTGGTGGAGCAAGCCAGAGACTGAAGAGTACCAAACTGCTCAACAGATTCTGCGTGAGTTCCCAGAGCTGAAGAAGCGCAGGGCAGACTGGAAGCATGTTGCTGGACTACTTGTTATGGGCATCAAAGCCTATGGCGAGAAGAAGGCACAGAAGAAGCCGGTTGCACCCATTAAACGCGCCCCTGCACAGCCGTCTATTAAGGCAGCTCCGGCAAGGACGACCCAGACGGATCTTCAGAAAGCCAAGCAATCGTTCGTTAGGAACAATTCAAGAGATGGGATGACTGACGTGATTAAAGCAATGGGACTTGTGTAAGTCCTTAACAATCAAACTTAGTTTTACTCTTATTTATGGCTATTCTTACTGAACCCCAACTTAGCGGTCGCGGTCTACGCGAAGATCTGATGGACATGATTGCGCTCGTTGACGCAAAGGACACTCCTTTTACGTCGATGGCTCGCAAAGGCAGCAAGCCCGGGAATATGTACTTCCGCTGGCAGTCTGACTCGCTTCCTACCCCTCAGGTAGGTGGTGTTGTGGACGGCACGGACGTTTCCAGCTACGACAACTACGTTGTTGGCTACCGCGCTGAACTCGCAAACTACGCACAGGTGTTCCGCCGTGCAGTGCGCGTGTCCAAGCTCACCCAGGACATCGCTGATGTCGCAGGTGTGCGTGACGAACTGGCTGACAACGTCAGCAAGGGCATCACTGGCATCAAGCGTGACATGGAAGCGACCTTCACGTCGAACCAGCTCTCGCAGCAGGACAATGGCACGACTCAGGCCTACCGCACCGCTGGTGTGCAGACCTGGATCAGCAACGCTGGTACTGGCACGCCTACTCCCGGAGACATCCCTTCGCAGTTCCGTACTCCTCTGACCTCGATCCTTACTGGTGCATCCAGCGGATTGACGGACGCAGGTGTGCAGGGACTTCTGAAGTCGATCTTCGACCAGACTGGCCACTACACCAGCTTCGACGCCATCGTCGGAACTGACCTGAAGCGTGCTTTCACCGGCTTGCTCGGAACGACGGCTCTAACCACGGTCAGCAACTCCAGCAACACGCTTGCTGCTGGTGCTACCAAGGTGCAGACCTTCCAGCGTGACGCTGCGGCTGACACCTTCATCCAGAGCTTGGACGTGTTCCAGGGTGACTTCGGAACGGTGCGTCTGCATCCTTCCACGTTCATCGGAACCGTGTCCGGCACGACCTGGACGCCTGCACCTTACAAAGGTCTTGTGCTTGACATGAATCTCATCGAGGTTCGCTACGGCGGAAACGTCGCTAACGTCACTGCACTGCCAGATTACGGTGGTGGCCCTGCTCGCCTCATTGAGGCAGTTGCTGGTTTGGTTGTCGGCAACCCGCTCGGCCTTGGGAAATTCGACTACTCCTCCTAGTAGTTGTTGATCGGTGACACCTACTTTAGTGGTGTATGTGACCGTTCCCGCAGTATACTAGGACGGATCGAACGCCGGAAGCCCGCTAGGCGTGACACTCTGGAGAGACAGAGATTATAGACCTGTCAAGGCTAGTGCAAAAGCATCCTCAAACCGATGGGTCACTTATTGCGACACCTGCTCGGCGGCTCCATGCCGCTAAGCATTGATTGGGTTTATTCCTGTCAATGAAGTGGTGTGACTAGCTGGAGAGACAGCCTCGTCGGCAACGCGACATGAAGCGTTGTGGGGAACGCACCTCTTAGTGGCGTGACACCTCGGAGAGACGGGGACAATTTTACTATGATTACAATTCCTACTGATTTAGTGCCGCAGCTTGAGCAAGAATTGCGTAAAGGCTGGCAGAAGAACCGTATTGAAGCGGAAGTTCAAGCCAAGCAAAACGAAAAGATCAATAAGCAGAAGCATAGGTCAATAGAAGGATTGGGTCAGCTTACCGCAAGGATTCCTCCCACGGCGTATCACTTTTGGGGACAGAAGCTCGGATACGAGTGTTGGAACGATAAAGCGTTCATGGATGAGTTTTTGCGTGACAATCCTGAGTGTCGAGTCAATAGTGGAGGGACTAAAGAAATCCACGTTGGCTGGACACCAACCAATGTTCGTTCCCGTACCGTTTATCAATGAAGACCGTTCCGTTTAGCGACATTCTTGCTTCTGTCTGCCAACTTGTTGGTCTGGATCGCGCTACGCTAAACGATAAGTCTTTTGGCGCAATACGCGACTTTACGAGTCGCCGGTTGTCGGTTGTGTGGGATCGTGAGGAGTGGCCTGATGTGCAAAGATACATGTACACTTGGCCTGGGATGCCAGTGTCCTCGATTGAGTCTGGGTTAAACATTCTTGCGTCGGAAAGCAATGTGCCGCTTTCGACCGAAGACGGCGAAGACTTCTTTACCGAGAACGAGCTTAACACGAACACGACTCGGATTAACTTTGACACAAACTTCAAGCGGATTTACCTGCAAGACTTTTTGCATGACAGGTACAAGCTGGGCACAGTTGGCGAGTCGTATGTGAAGTTCTTGAACCCGTTCTACGGCTCCGTGGATGACGGTCCGCTGACCTCCGTTGGCGAGAACCAATACAACTTCACTTACTCAACAGCCACCGATAGCCTCGGCGAATACATCACAAATGTCGTGATTGAGGTTGAGTTCACTAACACGAACTACTTCACCTACAACGGCCCGAATTCGCCGCTTACGACCAAGGCGTTGTTCATGGACAACCAGCAGTTGTTGATCCAGATTCCACAGGGATCGCTGCAAGGTTTGGCTATTTACACGAACGACCCGCGGCAGACAACCAAGGCTATTCCGCTGCCGTTTATTGCGGAGGACTTTGCCGATCAGACGCCCCAAGACTTTGGCGACGACGTTAACTACCTGCGCACTTTCAATACATCGAAGCAGTTCGTGCAGTACCGGCTTACACCGCCGCGCATGTTTGGTGTGAAGTACGACAACACATCGGTGTACTCCGCGGGGTCACAGATCTACTTTGACCTTGGCCAGAATAGCGGCAGTTATAGCATTAACGACAAGACCAAAGCCAGCAATGGCAACTTCTTCTTTGCGACGACCAACGTAACTTCCGGGGTAACGCCGGTGAACCAGACCACAGATATCTGGCAACAAGTTGAGATTCCTGCGCGGTTCAGGGATTACTTGGCCAACTCTGTTTCGTCTGACTTCCTTAAGTCTGAAGGTCGCGCTGATGAAGCTGTCGTGCTCGAGCAGTTGGCTGAGTCTGCAATTCAGCAGCAGATTGACGTTCTTATCCGCCAGCAGGCGCAAAATCAACGCCTGAACATGGCCTACACCTACTAAGATGATTACGAGATTTCTAAGAAAGCGGAATCCAAATGTGGCGCTTGATGTAAATAAGAACTTTGCCCGAATTCAAGTCAGGGGAAACTCTCAAACATTTCAGTACAAAAAGACAGACATTCCAGTTTCTGCTAGAATATTGACACAAGCAGATGATTTTCTTAATACTGAATCCAGCCAGCGCCTTAACATCGGATAATCCATGAGCATTAAAATCTCCAACCTCCCAGCAGCCGTTGCTGTAAACAATGAGGATCTTGTTCCGATTGTCCAGAATGGTACTACAAAGAAAGCAACCGCAATTTTAATCCGCCCAACATTCGGCACTGCTGCGGGTACAGTTTGCGAAGGTAACGATGTTCGCTTGAGTGATCCTCGCAATCCGAAAGGGCCAGCAAGTGGTGACTTGACTGCCGAGTATCCTGGACCTGCACTTACGACGACCGGCGTTGTTGCGTTGACTTACGGTGGAGCTGCTCAAGTTGGCCAGTTCACGGTAGACGCCAAGGGGCGCATCACCTCGGCTGCTTCTGTTGCCATCACGCCAGCCGCTATCGGAGCCTTGTCGCTTTCTTCACTCGGATCAAACGTATCGACGTTCTTGGCTACACCATCAAGCGCAAACTTGGCTGCTGCGCTTACCGATGAGACTGGCACAGGCGCGGCTGTCTTTGCAAGCGGACCCACAATTGCGACGCCAACAATCTCTACTCCAACCATCAACGGCTACATCGAAGGAAACTCTGATATTGGCGTTGTGGGGGCATCTGCGACCCTTAGCATTGCCAGCAGCACGGTGATTACTGCCACACTAACAAGCGGCACAGCAACGACGTTCACAATGCCTGCGGTGGCAGCAGGTAAGGCGTTTACATTGTATCTCAAGCAGCCTGCATCTGGAGCAGTTGGTTCTGCCGTGTTCACCGGCGTTAAGTGGCCGAGCGGTGGCGCCCCTGTTGTCACCGAGCTTAATGGTGTTCTTGATATCTTTCCGTTCATCTCTGATGGAGTTAACTGGTACGGATCTTCGCTGCAAAACTTTGCTTACTAATTATGTCTGACATCAAAATCTCACAACTTCCAGTAGCCAGTGTCGTTAACGATGGCGACATTGCAGTTATTAACCAGGGAGGTGAAACTAAAACTGCTGCAAGAAGTTTGATCGTTGCAGGACTGGCAACGACTGATCAGATCTCAGCATTTGCCACAACTTCACAGGTTGAGTCGATTGCTTCTGCGCAGATTGCTGCGATTACTCCTGCCAGCATTGGTGCTTTCGCAACAAGCGCAATCATCGCCATTGAGAACGGCGGCACCGGAGCTACAGACGCTCCCAGCGCCCTTGCAGCGTTGGGCGGGATTACTTCCGCGCAGGTTCCTGCGTTTGATACGGCGCAGTTGTCTGCTTATGTGCAGAAGGCTGGAGACACGATGCAGGGTCGCCTCATCATGGCGGCAACTACGGATCAGGCAAAGGCTAACATTGGTGGCGCTCTTACTGGAGTTGCAGCGCCAGCGTCTTCCATTGCTGGAGATGTTTGGATTAGCAACCAGAGTAAACTTACGTTTTCTCCAACCACAGGCACTGCAATTACACTCGCTGGACTTTCTCAGCAAAACACTTTTAATCAACAGCAAACCATTGGATCTGCTACTGCGGCAACTGGCCTTATTGTCAGCAACACGAGCACAGGTCGCGCTGCTACATTCGCTGCAAACAGCACTGCTCCTGCTGTGGCAATTACGCAGTCTGGCACGGGAGCCGCGCTCTCGGTTGATAGCAAGGGGATATTGTTCTACGACGGCTCGCTGCAATCTACTGCGACCGGGCACTATCAAGCAAGATATGCGTCCACCGTAAACCATGCGGGAACATCCAACACCGGCGTAACTCCAAACACGTTTACCTACGAGACGTTTGGCCTTCCGCAGTGCGACAGCAGAAACATCGCGCTAAACGATCTTCTTGTTTTCACAGCACAAGCTGACCAGAAACAAAACGGGCCGTGGATTGTGACTACGATGAACGTCAGTGGAGTATCAGGCGCTATATTGACTCGCCCAACTTGGTTTAGCGGGAATGCAATCAAACAGGGAATCACTCTTAACATTGGTGATGGGCAAACTCGTTCTGGACAAATCCTAAGTGTAACTAAGGCCACGAACGGGCTGATCGCAGTTGGCGGCGACAACCTCACTATTATTGTTGTTAACTACAACCAAAACACAGTTCAACAATCGCAGATCTCTGGCCTTGCAACTACGGCGCAACTGGGCGGCTACGCGACCACTTCGCAGATTGAAGGCATCGCCTTTACGTCGCAGTTGGCAGCATTCACCAATAGCGCACAGGTAGAGGCACTGGCCTCAGCGCAGATTGCTGCTATCACGCCCACGTCCATTGGCGCTTTTGCTACTAGCGACGTTATTGCTATCACTAACGGCGGTACAGGATCAACCAGCGCAGCAGCGGCTCTTACGGCTCTTGGGGCGTTGAGCGCAACGGCAGCGGCTGGTGGCGACTTGTCGGGGAACTACCCTGACCCAACGGTGGCTAAGATCCAAGGTCAAGCGGTATCGTCTGCCGCCCCTGGCACAGGCCAAGTGTTGACTTGGAACGGAACAACATGGATCGCTACGGCTCCAGCAGCAGGTGGATCTGGTGGCGGCGGGGTATTGTTCTACTTCAATTATGGCACAAACCCAGATGCGCCTGCACCTGTTGGCGCAAAAGAACTTGGCCGTACCGCTGAGGTTACGCTGTCTTCGATTACGACGCCTACGCTTACGACTGGCGTGTGGACGGATGTTGCCGGGTTTGTCTCGGACACGCTCGACCCTAACCTTGAGTTCCTGCCCGCTGGTATCTTCGACTTCAACGTCTGGTGCGCTGGGACTGCAAATGTTAACGCTCCTACGGTACTGCGTGTTGAGGTCAACAAGTGGGACGGCACGACATCAACGAACATCGCAACCTCTGGTAATGCAGTTGTTCCAAATAACGGCACGCCGCTTCAGACGGCTATCTCGCTTGTCATCCCTCAAACGGACATTACGCCTGCTGACAGGTTGTACATTGTCATTCAGGTGCAGGCATCCGGCGCGGGACACACTGTGACGGTTGACTTCGGCGACGGCGCACCCAGCCATGTTCACACGACGATCCCATCGGTTGGTGGCACGGGCGTGCTCAAACTCATTAACGGTGTTCCGCAAAACCCAGCCTCGTTCATCATTGACGCTGATATCGCTACTGACGCTGCTATTGCACTTAGCAAGGTGCAGATGTCGCAGATCAGCGTGCTGACAGGTGACGGGCTTGTGGGTGGCGGCGACCTTTCCACGAGCAGGACTTTGGCTCTTGCTACGACTGGCATCTCTGCAATCACGGTTGGCTCATCTGCCGCAGTGCCGGTTATCACGGCAAACGTGTACGGTCAGATAACGGCACTCACCACGGAAGCTATTCCGTTCAACGCTGGCACGGTAACCTCGATTACAGCAGGCACGGGGCTCACAGGCGGCACGATCACCTCAGACGGCATCATTGCCCTTGAGACTGCTGGCCCGGGGGTGCTGACAAACGTAGGATCGAGTGCAGCGGTGCCAGTAATCAGCGTGGACGCTTACGGGCGTATCAGTGCGCTTGAGACGGCTTCGATTGCTGAACTTGGCGTTGGAACTGTGACGAGCATTGCCATGACGAGCCAAGTGTCCGGCTTGTCGTTCACGCCAACTACGGCGATCACCGACAATGGCACGTTCAACCTGACTGGCGTGCTCGATATCAGCAACGGCGGAACAGGTGCTACGGACGCTGTAGCGGCTCTGAGTAACCTCGGCGGAATCACGACTGACGCGCTGTCCGGCTACGCTTCCACAAGCCAATTGGCGGGCTTGCAACCTGCGTTGACTACAGCAGCACCGCTCGGCATCGAACTGGGCGGCACAGGGGCAACTACTGCGATTGGAGCACTAACCAATCTTGGTTCGTTGCACTTTGCTGGTGGATGGTCGCAGACAAGCGTGATTACCGGCACGATGGATACTGGTGTTACGCCAAACACGTTTACCGTTACTGCTACAGGGGCGCTTTCAGTAGACGCCGGTGCGCCGATTGCCGGCAATGTTGTAGTGTTCACCTCACAACCTACAGGCAGCCAACATTTTGGGCGCGATAACGGACCTTGGGTTGTAGTAAATCCTGGTGCAGTTGGAGTTCAGGCAACATTTGTGCGTCCAGATTGGTTCTCTGGGACAGTTAAAACTGGAATACTGGTTACCAACCAGTTTGGAAGCACTCGTACTGGTGTTACATATGCCATCCAAGGTCCAAACGCACCCACAAGTGGCGACTTTATCTCTGTAGGTACAGACATATTGAATGTTTATACGGCGTACCAACGTGTTGGAAACGCTGGAACTGCATCAAACACATTCAGTTCAAGACAAACATTTTCTGCATCATCAAGCAGCACTACTGTTAACCCAATTACATTTAGTACATCATCGCCTGTATTACTGTCCACGCGCCAGCTTGGTGCGATTGAGTGGGATAACCAGCAGCTCTACATCACTTCGTCCACGCAGTTTGCTTTGCTTAACCGCAACCCAATTGCTACGGCTACGGTGTTGATCAACCAGCAGACTGGCACGAGCTACACACCCGGTCTGACTGACGCAGGCAAGCTGATTACTGCAAGCAACGCTGCTGCAATTTCGCTAACGATCCCAACGGATGCAACGGTAGACTTCCCTGTGGGCACACAGTTAATCGTAATGCAGCTTGCTGCGGGTCAAGTGACAGTTTCGGCGGTTACGCCGGGGACGACCTCAGTGAACAGCAAGAACGGCACGAAGACTTCTGGACAATATGCAGTCATTTCGCTAATCAAAGTGGCCGCAAACAGCTGGGTCGTTGGTGGCGATGCAACAACGTAATTTATGTTCTCTTCTATGTTATCCTTACTAGGCAGTCTCAGGCGCGGAAACTTTGTTCAAAGATCACTTCGGTTTAGATCGAGTGCTTCTGCAGACTTAAGCCGGACTTTTAGCACGCCAACTAACAATAAAATTTATACATTTAGTGCGTGGGTTAAACGAGGATCATTTGCAAGACAAGGATTATTTATTGCTACAAACGCTGGAGCAACAACCTATTCATCAATACAATTTCTTGCAAATGATGTATTAGATGTTCAAGGAAGCAATGGCACATGGAAAGTTGAAACATCTCAAGTATTTCGCGACACATCAGCATGGTATCATATTGTTGTTGCGATAGACACACCTCAGTTAACTGCTTCAAATAGAGTAAAAGTTTACGTTAATGGATCTCAAGTAACGTCTTTTTCAACAGCTACATATCCAACAGTAGATTCTAATAATTACGCAAATAGTGCTGTTTTACATAGAATTGCATCTTGGCAGCCAGCATCTTCATCGCTTTACTTCGATGGCTACCTCACAGAAGTCAACTTCATCGACGGCCAAGCCCTGACACCATCGTCCTTTGGCCAAATCGAGTCCACCACCGGCGTGTGGTCGCCCAAGCAGTACGCAGGCAGCTACGGCACGAACGGCTTCTACCTCAAGTTTGGCAATACGTCGTCTGTAGCCGCGCTAGGCACGGACAGCTCTGGGAATGGTAACACTTGGACGGTGAACAACGTGTCGCTGACGGCTGGCGCGACGTACGACAGTATGATCGACGTCCCGGTGAACTACAGTGACAGCGGGAATGGCAGGGGGAATTATGCGGTGCTGAATCCGTTAATTAACACAGGAGGAGTAACCGCAAATGCAAACTTGCAAGTTACAACAACGGTTGGAGTTGGGCATTCTCGTGCAACTATTGCTATTCCGGCAACTGGCAAATGGTATGCAGAATTTACAGCAGTAGCTGCCGCAACTTCGACTGATTACATTTTGGGAATTGTTGGTGCTGATACCGCAGAGGCATCATTTGGATACAACCAAGCTCCATCTTACTCATATAGCGCATTTGGAGAAAGAATTGTTAATGGAACATTTACATCTAGTTTTTATTCATCTTATACTACTGGAGATATAATTGGATGTGCCGTTGATTTAGATGCAAATCAACTTACTTGGTATAAAAATGGAGTAGCACAAACTGCAATTAGCATAGCAAACGGAAGTTATTTTTGGATGGTGTCAGATGCATCTGGAGCACGCCAAGTTACTGCTGCATTTAATGCCGGCCAACGCCCCTTCGCCTACACGCCTCCCGCTGGCTTCCGCGCACTCAACACGAACAACCTGCCTACACCGTCCATCGTCAACGGAGCCAACTTCATGGCTGCTACGACGTACACGGGCAACGGTGCTGCGCGGTCACTGTCGAATGCGGTGAACAACGTGTCGTTCCAGCCGGACCTAGTGTGGATCAAGTCGCGTACACCGGGAGCTACGAGTCATGCTTTGTTCGACTCGTCACGTGGCGTCACGAAGTACCTGTCATCAAACACGACGACAGCCGAGACTACGCTTGCACAGAGCTTGACGGCGCTCAACGCTGACGGCTTTAGCCTTGGGACGGACACGACGCTGGTGAATGCGACCGCCAACTCGTATGTGGCTTGGCAGTGGAGAGAGAGCATCACGGCTGGCTTGGACATTGTGACGTACACTGGTACTGGAGTAACTCGCACTGTAGCGCACAATCTTGGCGTTGCGCCTGCGATGATTATTATCAAAGATAGAGGTGCTGCTGTTAATTGGGTTGCATATCACTCTACACAAGGAGCTGGTAAGTTTTTGCGTTTAAATACCACAGATGCTGCAACTGCTGATTTAACAATTTGGAATAATACAGCGCCAACATCATTTGTATTTACAGTTGGCGGCGTTGCTGGTGTAAATACAAATACAAACACATACGTCGCCTACTGCTTCGCCGAAATCGCAGGCTTCAGCAAGTTTGGCAGTTACACGGGCAACGGGTCTGCTGACGGGCCGTTTGTGTTCTGTGGGTTTAGGCCGAGGTTTGTGATGGTGAAAGCGGCAGTTGGAGGAGTTGGGAATTGGGTAATGCATGATTCCACTAGATCTCCAAGTAATGCGGTTGGCCTTCAGGAACTAAGTGCAAATTCACCAGGCACTGAACCGGCAGGCATTGAAAGGTTTGATTTTACAGCAAACGGCTTTAAGGTTAGAAGCGTGACCGCACAGGATTATAACATATCTGGCGTTACCTACATCTTTATGGCCTTCGCAGAAGTGCCCAGCAAGTACGCTTTAGCTCGCTAACCATATGCCAAAGAAATCCGTATCACTATCCGTTGGCCGAGGCGAGAAGTTGCCTGCGTCGAGAGGCGCAGGGCTGACGGCCAAAGGTCGAGCTAAGTACAATCGCGCTACAGGCAGCAACCTGAAGGCTCCTGCACCTAGTCCCAAGACCAAAGCTGACGCTGGCCGCAAGAAGAGTTTCTGCGCTCGTATGGCAGGTGTAGTCGCCAAGGCTAAAGGTCCGGCAGAACGCGCTAAGGCAAGCATGAGACGCTGGAAGTGCTAACTTTATGAAACGAGGACTCTACGCCAACATCCACGCCAAGCGCGAGCGTATCGCCGCTGGCAGCAAAGAACGTATGCGGAAGCCCGGATCGAAGGGTGCGCCAACCGCAAAGGCGTTTAGACAATCGGCCAAAACCGCCAAGAAGAAGTAGGTATGGACGAGTTTGTTGGCAAGGTTCTTACTCACATCTTCGACCAAGGCTTAACGGTGTCGCTACTGGCACTGGCGCTGTATTATCTGCACAGTAAACTAAACAAACTAGAGTGTAAGATCTCCGAGTGCGAGCAAGACAGGCTCAAGCTCTGGGAACGAATCGCTCAACTTCACGACTGATTATGAAAGAATACCTCAAGCAACCCTCCACTTGGCTCGGCATCGTTAAACTTGGCACGGCTATCGGGCTGTACAGCACCGGCATCGGTGGCGCAATCGCCCAAGGTGTCATCACCATCTTTGGTATCATCGACGTTATTCGTAACGAGAAACTGTGATTGACGAACGGTCAGCCAAGTTCATAGCGACGCTGCTACCTGAAGTCAGGGACGCCTTTATCGCGTTCATCGTAGACGCGAAGGAACTGGTTGCTCAAAATGGACTGGATTACAAGGTCATCTGTGGAACTAGGACGTTCGAGGAACAATCGGCGCTGTATGCCAAGGGGCGCACTGCTCCGGGGCCAAAGGTGACCAATGCCAAACCAGGATCATCCATGCACAACTTTGGGCTCGCCATCGACTGCGGCGTGTTCAAGGGTAAAGTGTACATGGATGGCAGCACACCCGCTGACGCGAAGCTCGCTGACCTTATGCATAAACACGCCTCAAGCTTGTGTGCAAAGCACAAGTTACGCTGGGGCGGGAACTTTAAATCGCTATACGATGCGCCTCATTTTGAGTACGATACTCCTTATTCTCTTGCTGAGCTCCGCACTCGCAGAGAAGCCAAGAAATCTTTAATCGCCTAATCTTATGCCTAAGTCAATGAATGCAATGTTGGCATCCTTGGTGGCCCTATGGGTGGCAAGAGCCGCTCCTGTCCTGAATGTGAGTCTCCTATGGAGTCCGACGGTACTTGTTCTGAGTGCGGTTACGGCGAAGAGGAAGAGTACGAGGGCGAGGAAGAGGGTGAAGATGATGGCCACATGGAGCGCATGATTGAACTGCGCGACGATCTCCAGCGGGTTGTAGACAAGCTCAGTAAGCTTATTTCCTAATGGCACAAGAAGCACAGGCTGAAGGTGATGACATGTTCATCGGATTTGCAAGTCGTCTCGACCCTGCAAACCTACAGCCTGGCATCTTGCAAGCGAGCTTCAACACTCGGCTGCAACGTGGCATTGCGCAGCCACGCAAGGGAACTAAGCGGTTGACCGAGACTGAACTCATCGGTTTAACGATGGTTGGCTCTGGCCTGTACGTTGACGCTGCCGGCCACGATAACATCGTCATGGTCTTCACGGACAGGCTATACCTGTACAAGCCAGCTCAAGGGCAGGATGCGGAAGAGTTGAGTCAACCTTATAGCTTTCCGGCAGGTCGTGTAATTGAAGCTGGCGGCATCTGTGACGTAGTGACGGCGCTGAACAAGGTGTATATCTTCCGCGGCAAGTACGACAAGACGACGTTTGTTGCTACTGAGTCGAATGGCAATATCCTCGACAATACGACTGGCACGATCACAATCACGACGACGTTGCCGCATGGATACTCTACCGGCGACGAGGTCACTATCGGGCGCACAGACGGCTCAGATACAGCAGGACAGGCCGTTACTGGCAGCTACGTCATCACGGTGACTGGCACGAACACGTTCACGTTTCAGTACACGAACAATACTGGCGTAACTTACGCTGCTCGGACTACACAGGCAGGCTGGAACGCTCGCCGTGGATTGCCACCGCTTGTATGGCAAGATGGACTTGCAGCAGTTACGTTTGCACAACAGAAGTTCACAATAGATGGGACTACAGTAACAGGAATCACACAGTCTGTGCCATGCGCTGACTTTGGCTTGTACTTCCAGAACCGGCTTATCCTTAAGTACGGCGACTACCAGATGCTCGTTAGTGACATCTTAAGCGAGCAATGCGACACGACGCTGAACAACTTTGTCATCAATACTGGCGGGAATGACTCAATTGTAGGGGTACTGCCGTGGGTGCAAGACCAGTTCTTGGTCTTTATGACCAACAGTATTTATGTTGTTTTTGTAGAGACTGACAACTTTAACATCAACTCGCCTCCCGGGGTTAACAGCAGCACGACAGTAGTAACGACTGAGATTGGCTGCTTGGCTAGACGTTCAATTGTAGCTGCCGGCCAGTTCGTGTTCTTCCTGTCTGCCAACGGCGTTCACATGCTGACGCCCCAGCTTGACCTAAAACTGCTAGGCAACACGCTGCCACTTAGCGAGCCGATTGCAGACTTCTTTGAGAGCGTTAACTACGATGCCGTTCAAAACTCGGTAGCGACCTATTACAGCAACCGTTTTTACATCGCGATGCCTACTGGCGCGGCGACTAGGAACGACAAGATCCTTGTATACAATACACTAAACCAGAACTGGGAGTCGATTGACTATTATCCTACCGGCTTATTCTCAGATAACTTGATCTTGTCCGCGTATCTTAATCAACGCAGGTTAATGATCATCACCAACTTTGCCGGAGCTGGCCAGTACGGCGGAGTCTTTTTAACAGAAGAAGAGGCTGACGGTGACGAGTTCAACACGTCCAACGCAACTCCGGCGCTGCCCTTCAACCTGTTCCCAGCGTCCAGCCAGATCACCGAGTCTACGCTAATCCCAAGCACGCAAAACTTCGTCCACATTCCTGCCTCTGTGAAGACTAGGGAGTACGCCTTTGGTGGTACGTCAGAGAAACGGTTTAGCCGAGGTGAGTTTACATTCAACAACGTCGCCAACGACTTTGTGCGACTCGACACGACTACTTACGACCCAGATGCTACCGAGACTGTCCTTGAGTACAGCTTTAGCGGCACCTCAGACGGAACCTTGCGACCCCGCATCGCTGCCCGAGGAACGTCGATAGCTTGCACGGTTAATTTTGTGGTTGGAAGACCAGCCTTGAAAAGTGTTGCTGTTTATGCTATAGCAGCAAATAGACCAATGATTTCTCAGGAGTAATATATGCCCGGCCAACAAATCCAAAAAGGAACGACATACGTCAATTACCCTACCCCAGGCGCGAACCAAGTGACTGCGGAGAACCTGAACGATCATGTCGATAACGCGATCCTGTTGCCGGGAGCCATCTCCGCACAGCTTGAGGACACGCCACAAGAGAACGATTACCTGTTAGCCGAAAGAACGGGGACTTTGTTTAGGTACACTATTGAGAGCATTAAGGATCTATTCGCGTCTATTTTTGTGCCGCTTTCCGGTGGCACGATGACTGGGCCGCTGGTGCTGGTGAACAGCACACCCTCCACGGCAGCTACAGCAGCCAGCAAAGGGTATGTGGACGCCACAGCGGCGGCTACCGTGTTGTCTGGTCAAATCGTTATGTGGGGGACGTCTACGGTTCCGTCCGGCTGGCTGGAGTGCAACGGACAGTCTACTGCTGGCTATCCTAATCTTATCACGTTATTTGGGACTAACCTTCCCGATTTGCGAGGTGAATTTATCCGTGGATGGGATAACGGCCGTGGAGTAGATGTCGATCGTGTGCTTTTGTCTGCTCAAGCGCAATCTGTCCAGCCGCATACGCACTCTTATACTATAACCAATTCCACTTCCAGCTCTGGGCAAGGTGGAGCTGGAACAGGGTCTATTCCATCGCAGGCTGGCGCAACCACAGGCTCAACGGGCACTGCCGAAACCCGTCCCCGCAACGTAGCCTTGATGTTCATCGTCAAAACCTAATGACCGTACAGGACTGGGAGCAACTCGTCGATACACTTTATGAACAATGCCGCAACCATATTCAGCTTCTGGGACAGGTATCCCGAGATGATGTGGATGGTTATCTTAGTTTCTACGGCGTCCATGATAGCATTTATGTTGCTCGGCGGGACGGTAAGATTACAGGCGTCTCAACCACACATCCGGGCGTTAGCGACTTCAACTGGAAGTGGCGCAAGCAGGATGGCATCTGGACAATCCACATGGCTTGGGCAAGCGAGCCTGAGGCAGTTGGTGAAATGTTTGGTCAGTTTTTTCAACGTAAAGCACCTATCACGCAAGTTTGGGCATGGAGACACGACCACGCCACACAGATCACTCCTAAAAAACTAGAAAGACTTTTATATGGGCGGAGGTAAAACTCAAGTTGTATCGGCACCACCGGCTCCTAACTATCAGGAGTCCATGCGGTCTATTTTGCAGGCGCAGATTGAACTGGCTCCACAGATTTACGAGAGCGAAAAGACTTATCAGCCTAAGTACCAGACCCTGCAAGATCAGATTGCCCAGCAGGCTGCTACTAGCCAGATCAACCTATACAAGCAGCTTCAGCCGTCTTACTCGCAGTTAGAGGAAGACTACATGAAGAGCCAGCAGGCAGCGCAGTTACGCGGCTTGCAGGAGCGGGCTCCAGAGTACATCCAAGCTTTCCAGCAGGCGCAAGGTGTTGGCGGAATCAACCAAGCTCTTCAAAAGTACACAGAGCAGAAGCTCGGAGGCTTGCAGGCTAACGGGGCAGCGTTGTCGCCAGAAGAACAGCGCATGCTCGACCAGCAGGCTAGAGCAGGCTACGCAGCGCGTGGAACGTCGCTGGGCGGGCAGAGCAACCTAGCTGAAGTGATGAACCGCTACAACGCACGTCAGGCTCGGGAACAGCAGCTTGTGGCCCTTGGCACAGGCTTGGGCGGCTACTTCCAGCAGCAGTCTGCTCCTGCGTTGACTTCATTCTATCAGCAGCCTATGTACGCCGGTTCGTTTGGCGGTCAAGCTGCACAGAACGCAATGATGGCACAACAGCAGGCTGGCCCGCAGTACTTCAATCCTGAGTCGCAGACTGGCATGGGCTCGATCTACGGAGCTTACAATGCGCAGATGCAGTTGGCTGCTGGTACAGCTCAAGCCAACGCAGCTAGAAGCGCAGGTAAGATGGGCGCGCTAGGCTCAATCGGTGGCGGATTGCTGATGGGAGCTGGAATGGCACTTTAATGAATACTGTTCACGCCATAGATACGATTAAAAAGGCACTTGGCCGGGCCAGGCGTCCCGCTGTTCTATGGAGTGGCGGCAAGGACTCTACTGTGCTGTTGGATTTATGTTTGACCGTCAGACCGGACATCGAGGTAATTCACTTCAAGCTGCCTTTCTTGTCACACAAGTACAAGCATCACCATGAAGTGCAGGAAGAGCTTAAGCTAACCGTCCATGACTGGGTTCCTGCGTCGATTGCACTAACACACGGGAATGACCGTATTGACGTTTGTGAGACGTATTCACTCGGAACCGGGCAGCTAAAAGTCATGCGCGGCACAGAGATGATGGACTTAACAAAGCCTTGGGTGTGTGGCAAAGAGTGGCTGCATAGGCCAAAGGCAAATGTTGTTAACGACTTTGATGTACTGTTCTGTGGGCATAAAAGCAGTGATGAAGATCCATTGACTGGCCAGATTCCACTAATGGTGGACATGAAGCTTATAGGCAACGGCACAGAGATGTGGTTCCCGCTTCGTGAGTGGACTGACGAAGATGTTTCTCTGCACATCACATCAAACAGCATCAAGTACGACCAGAACAGGTATGACTCGGACGTTGTGTCGCGCCCGGACAAGCACATGAACAGCGACTACGTCCATGCCTGCTTCCGCTGCATTGATCGCAGAGAATCTGCATTTGTGCATTGCCCAAAGCTAAAGATCGACGTAGAGAACCTGCATGAGCATGTCCTCCACGAAGAACCAGTCAGCCCATACTGCAACATGCGAACTGGATTGCCAAAAGTGCGGAGCGTGTTGCAGCCACAAGGCCAGTTGGCCGATTCTGCGAAAGGATAGATCCGATGCAGTTAACATCCCCAAAGAGTACATCCGCGATGATCTGCCACTGCTTAAGTGCGTTGGAGCTCGCTGTATTGCGCTTTCGGGGATTGTTGGGCAGAAAGTTTCGTGTACAATCTATGAACATAGACCGCTTGCCTGCCAGCGGTTTGAGAAAGGCAGTCCTCTTTGTTTAGAAGCTAGAACCAAATTTTATGGCAAGACCTCGCGAACTCTTTAACACACCAGCGCCACAAGCGATGAGCTTGATGGGCCAAGGCATTGCTGACGCTTACGCTAACGTGGGCCAAATTGAAGGGCGGGGCTACGCTGCACTCGGGGAAAGTATTGCCAAGGGCATTACTGGAGCAGCCAGCGCAGTTGCTGGGTACGCAAAAGAGCAAAAGCAGATTGAGTCGCAAAATAAAGCATACGACAACCTGTTCAAGAACCCACTAGTTCAGAACATGTTCTTTCAAGATAAACAAGGCCCAGAAGGTGTGATTACCGCAAAAGAACAAGCCAGTCAATTTCTTGCGCAGACTGCTGACATGAAGCCATCGGAGAAGAACATGTTCTTTAACACGATTGTGCCTCCGGCTATCGGGCAGTACTACAAGATGCAGCAGCTTCAGGCGGAACAAACTGGAGCCATGGGTCGTGCGATGGTTGGCGTTGGCCCGCAGTATGCGCAGCTTGAGGAGCAGAGGAGGCAGCGTTTAGCCGAACAAGAGAGATACAAGGGTGTAAATGCCAAGATCGATGAATTTAGATCAAGCCTAGGGTCATTCAGAGGCATGTTTTCACAGTAGTCCAACAACGTATGGCATCACTATCTGATTACTTTCTAGAGCTTTTCCCAGAAAAGCCATCCAAACAGGCGCGGCAGATGGCGTCTGACACGCAGTTCCTTCAGCAGACTCCACCGCAAGAACAGCCTGCCGGTGGCCCTGGCACTGTGTCCGTGCTTAGCATGGAACCCACACCTGCACAGCCACAGCAACAGGCTGCACTCGTAGCGTTCCCATTTGACGAGTTTGCAAGTAAGGCATCAAAGGCGCAAGAGGCTAGAAGGATGCTCACATCTCAGATTAACTCGATTGTGCTGTCTGCGCCAAAAGACATGCGCGATGACCTGCGTAAATCGCTAGAAAGTGAGATTGACTTTATTCCCAAAGAAACGCCAACTCCAGAGTCGTTTTTTAAACAAAACCCGATATTGGTTGAGCGGTCTAAGGACTTGTCTCAAAGAGCAATGCTTAGGTCTAAAACAACATCTGACGCTAGGTCGATTGTTGATTTGATTGACTCTACATTTGCAAATTTGCCTAAAGACCCAGAAAAGCAGCGCACATATTTGGCTAACTTCTCTAAAGAACTTTTGTCTCAAGGTAAAACTTATAACCAGATGATGAGTGATACGCCGGATGCCTTGTCAGAAGGTGAAGCTCGGCGTGTTATGCCAAGTCTTGAATCATCATTTGTAAATCTTTCAAACCTATTTGAGATGGGTAAAGATACCCTTCAAGGCATAAATGCTGTAAAGAACGGCGTTAATCTTTACAAAAAACAAGTTCAGGATATGCATGATGTAATGATCAGAAGAAACATTGCTGATTATAACAATTTTGCTCAAAGCACTAACCCTGAAATTGCAAATCAACTTGGGTTTAATGCTGATAAGTTAAAGGCATACAATCCTGCAATGCAGATGCAGGTGATCAGCAGAAAGAACCCGGTTGGATCTAGTAGGGAAGATTTGATCAGAGAAGCTGAACGCAGGGGACTTTTTAAGACTAAGTAATATGGCTGACATTTCGCAGTTAAGTGACGCACAGTTAATCTCGCTGCTTGGTGACTTTGAGGCCGAGCGGGAAGCTGCTATGCCTAAGTCTGGCTTTCAGGCTGGGTTTGCCAAGGCAACTGGCGTTACTAACCTTGCTGGCTTTGGAGAGACGCCAAAAGAGATATTTGACACTGCCGTCTCCGAGGGCTTGCTTTCGCCTACATTCACGCCATCTGAAGACACAGACCCTGAGTTTGCACAGGCATGGAATGCCTACAAGCAGGAGATGCAGCCTAGCGCACTTGGCGCTGCATACCGGGGCGCAACACGAGCGATCATCCCCACGCTAGGCGCGATTGGTGGCGGCGCACTAGGCTCGATGGCTCCCATTCCGCTGGCAGGCACGATTGCAGGTGGCATGGCAGGATCTGCCGCTGGTTCAGCTTTGCAGGAAAGCATGATGCCAATGTCTTCCGAAGAGCGTGCACAAGCTAACTTTGACGCTGCATCGGCAGGAACTCGTTACTCAAGACTTGCAGGTGAAGTTGTGCCTCAGTTTATGGTAGCCAAGGTTCCTGTGTCAAAGATAGGCGCAGCATTAGCCGGTGACATCCAAGTCGGTAAAGCACTAGCTAAAAGCGCGGGCATCGGCGCAGGCGTAGGCGCAGGGGTGTCAATTGCAGGCAGTGCAGTGCGAGGCGAGTTACCTGACCTTGAGCGACTGGCGTTCGACACGCTCACTGGCGCTGTGCTTGAGCCAACCAAGTTTGGACAAAGGTTGTTTGATCCAAAAGCTAGACAGGAGATCGCTGCCCGCCAGGCTGCTGGCAATGTCATGGACAGGTTTGTCAGCGACAAGGACAAGGCTGTCGCCAAACTTGCAAGAGCCGGTGAAGTCATAGGAGAAGGTGTGCGTCCGCTAAGTGGCGACGTTGTAGGTGACGAGGGATTCCTTGGCCTTCAACAGGCTCTACGCAACCGCGAGGCTATGCTTAGAAACATCGACCAAGCTAGTGCAGAAGCTTTAGCTAAGAAGGTTGATGTTACACTTGAGCCGTCTGCCGTCTCTCCAGTAAGGACACAAGAGATTTTTACGGAACAAAACCAAAAGCTGCTTACTAGTGCGCAAGATGCTTTTGATGGCTTGATAAAACAGGGCGATGTCAATTCAGCAAACATCTTGCGTCAAGCACAGGAGAAGGCGATAGAGGAAGTAAGGCTGGTTGAGCAGGGTGTGCGCACTGCTGAATCAGCAAACGCAATCATAGCTAATGCGCTAAACGCTGCTGAAGCGGACATTTCATCTCGCCGAGGAGCGCAGACAGAAGTTAATAAGGTTGTTCGTAATGCTCTCAACTCAGAATTTCAAGAGTCAAAAGAGTATGCGAAGTCTTTATACCAACAACTTGAAACGGGTGGGTTAATTACAACATTTGAAAAAGGACGTGAAGCGGCTGCAAAAGTCAAAGGTGAAATTCCAGAAATGGATTCACTGCCACCGAAAATTAAGGACTTTTTTACTACATACAAGGGACAGGAAAAGCCAGCTTCTGAGCTAATTAATGTACTGCAATCTATCTCTGGGGCCATTTCCGAACAAAGCGGGCCGGGAGGAAACAGTAATACAGCAAGGCTGCTTAACGATGTTAAACAGGGCATTGAACTAGACCTCAATGAACTTGGCAATTTGTCCGTTGATTTAAAGTCTGCAATTGCAAATTATAAAATTCATGCAGACAAATACCTTAACGACGTTTCAGGACGAGTGCTCAAAGGTGGCGTGTATCCATCTCAAACAATTGAAGCTTACGCCACTTCAGATGAAGGTCTTCGGCAACTTAGATTGGCAGCAAATGCTGAAAAACGACCAGAAGTAGTCAAGGCAGTTGGAGACTGGATCTATGGACAGATGCTTGATTCTGTGCGGGCAAATCCATCCGCAAAGGCAATTCAAAACTGGGTAAACGGCAAAAGCGGCAGGACGCTACTGGATGTTTTCCCGGAGGTTTACGAAGCAAAGATTGCTCCAGAACTAGCTGCTTTAACCGCAGCCGAAAAGCAAAAGTCTGTTGCAGAGCTTAAGCTTTCCAAGGCAAAGGAAAAGTCAATCGAAACAAAGAAGCTTGCGGTTGAAGACATCAAGGAAGCAAGAGCTGAATCGTTAAGGGTAAAGGGCGAGGCTAAGGCAGAAGCTCAAGTAAGGTTCCAAGACGAGAAGAAGGCCGTGCAGGCTAGTCAGGCTGCTCAGTACATTGGCGCAGCTCCAGAGTCAGCGATAGGCAAGGTGCTTAACAGCGATAACGCTGTGGTATACATGGAAGAACTGATTACTAGGGCCGCGCAAGATCCAAGCGGAGATGCAATTGAAGGACTTAAGAACGCTCTTAAGAACTACCTCAATACGGTGCTGCGTAGGACTGGTGAAGTGGCGTCAACCGAGAACGCAATTAAGCCGATCTCTAAAGCGGACCTTTCACTTTCATTTGATAAGCTCAACAAGTACTTGGGTGAAGGGGCGCAAAGATCAGCAGTTGAGGTATTGTTTGGAAAAGGATCACAAGAGCTTCAAGCCTTAGACAAGGCTCGCAGGCAAATTGAGTTGTATGCTCGCCGTAAACGTGCGGCTGGTGGCCAATCAGTCACAAGTCTCAACCAAATGCTCGCAGGCGACCTCGATATTAGCTTGGCCGAAAACACGCTTGGTGTGCTTGGTAGGCTTACTGGAGCGGTGCTTCCTGCTGACATTAAGAAGTTAACCGGGCCAATGTCCAACATGACAGACTTGTTCCGTGGTATGTGGCGCGGTGATGTCGCAAAGAAGGCGCAGGGTATGCTTGTTAACGCGATGATCGACCCGCAAGCTGCCATCGAGCTACTGCGCCCCTTGAACCAACAGTCACTGCCTCGCATCAAGTCCTGGTTGCGTATATATCCGCAATCTGGCGCGAGTCTGCCATTCAATGAGATAAACTCCAATGAGCAGCAGTTGCCGAGTGGAAACGTCACAACTGACAATTTTACCGGCTACAGGATTGTGGAGACTGGCAAAAACAATTTTAGGCTTTACAACGACAGAAAGCAGCTTGAAGGCGTGTATACTTCTGGAATAGAAGCTAAACGAGCAGCAGTCCGAAAAGCATTTGGATCTAAATAACACTATGCCACTAAAGAAATCCGCATCAGACAAAGCTTTCACTGAGAACCTCAAGCGCGAAATCGGCGCTGGCAAGCCACAGAAGCAGGCCGTCGCTATCGCGTACAGCGTCCAGCGTGAGGCTGCGAAGAAAGCTGCTGCTGCCAAGCGCAAATAGCCTATGGCGAACATAACACGGAAGTGGCGACGCTTCCTTGCAGTTAGTTGCAGCCATGGGTTCATGGCGGACCAGGCTGTACTCAAGGAAGTGCTGCGCTTTCGTGATCGGTGGAAGCCGGACACGGTGCTGCATCTTGGTGATGCCATCGACATGACGTGCTTGCGCAGTGGTGCAATCACCGCTGACAGTCACGACGCCACCGTAGATCCCGAGGCCGATCTCAACGATGGCCTAGCATTTATCTCGGCGCTGAGACCACAGCACTACCTGCTTGGCAACCATGAGGCTCGGCTTGTCACGCTGATGAGCCATCCTAAAGCAATCATCTCGGCTCTAGCGACTCGCGTCTATCACCAGATCCACGACAGGGCTAAGTCGATCAGGTGCAAGGTCTACGACTATAAGCTCAAGACCGGCTTCGTTGGCTTGGGCGACGCTCTCTTCCAGCACGGCTATCTGCACAGCGAGAACGCTTTGCGTGATTCTGCCGAGCGTATGTGTCACGGCAAGTACACCAAGCTTGTCATGGGGCACATCCACCGTGTACAAATTGCTGAAGGTCGGCGCATTAAAGGGGTGACTGGCTACTCTGTTGGGTGGCTGGGAGATCCCGAAATGGCTGGCTACGCGGAGAATAGGATTGCAACCACCGCTTGGAGCAGAGGCTGGGCGTGGGGCGAATATACTGACAACGAAACAATTGTATGGCTGACAAAAGAACTAAAGGACGGAAGCTTCAAGCTGCCCCTGTAGAAGGGGACTGGCTCTCGCAACTTGCGGAGAATCTCGAACTAAAGCCTGCACCTCCAGGGTGGTATACACTCTCACAAATTGCTCAACGGCTTGGAATTGGCAGAACTGCTACACGCAACATCCTTGCTCAAAAAAAAGCTGTACAGCAAAAGTTTTACCACAAGACAAGTGACGGCAGGATTCTGCCCACCGTACACTACAAGCTATGAGCCCCGAGGAAAAGGAACGCCAAGTCATCATCCAACGCGCAAAGGACATTCTCTCTGAACACTTTGAGTGTGGCGAGATCCTCGTACAAGCGCAGGACGAGAACGATAGCGACAATACGAACCGCTACGAGAGTGGCTGGGGCAATCGTTTCGCCCGGGACATGCACATCAACCTCATGCACAAGGAAAGAGTGCTGGAGCACTCATGGATCGAAGAGTGTGGGGATGAGGATGATGACGATGACGAGGATGACGACGACGAAATAAAAGCAAAAAAGTAGTTGCGCGTAGTAGACCAACGTATACTTTGCTAGGCATTCGGTGAATGGTTCATCGATGAAACACAACAAAAATGAAAGTAGCACAAATTAGCGACATTCAGAACTTGGCCGATGGCAGCGTCATCGGAGAAATGCGGGTGACGATCAAAGCGACGTTCCCGCCTAAAACTGG